ACTATTTTTCCTATCAACATATCAATCAATAATTCAACTATTTTTGTATTGTATGTATGTCCTTTAATTTTATTAAATTTTTCTGTTACATTATTTCCACCATTGTTTAATAGTGCATTTATACCACCGGGATGATTTTTATAAAATGTTGTTACATCATATACACAATCGTCAATTATAATCCATAAACTATTTTCCGTATTATGTTGAGATACTTCTTCTAAACTGTATTTATTCATTTATATATTCTTTATATATTCATTTATATATTCTTTATATATTCTTTATATATTCTTTATATATTCTTTATATATTCTTTAATAATAGATTTATTATTTGAAAATAATAAAATTATACAGATTTATAAAAATTATCTATAGTAAATGCATTCATTTTTTCTAAAGTGTTATGATATTTTGTCAAATTTCTACGAATATCATTAAATACTACCGCTTTCACATCATGTTCTATATAATTCAATAATTCATTAATATTTGGATTTTTTAATGTTATTAATTTTTTCAACTCATCATAATCTTCATCTTCACCACATGTTAAAAATAATTCACGTGCTTTTTGATAATTAAAATTTGATGGAATTATATACCTCGCTTCCTTGTTTTTACTTAAATATTTACTATTTTCATTATTAATAAAATCAATAACACCCTCTATGTTTTTACACTGTTTTACATATTTATAAGCTTTCTCTACACCAATATTCTTAATAGTCCCCGTATAATCACAACCACATAAAATACAAATATCCATAAATTGTTCATAAGTTACCGCGAATTTCTCTAACACTTTCTCTAAATCATACTCTATAACTTTATTATTATTAACATTAAAATTACGAATAAAATATCTACCACCATTCGCCAAAATATCCGTATCTTCTGAAAGACATCCATAAACTAAACCTTTTTTAATTAATTTTGCACAAAGAGATTCAGCCTCTCCATTAGCAACAATATATGGGATTCCCATTAAATCAAATAATTTTTTACAATTTATAATAACTGTTTCATTAATAATAATAATTCTCTTCTCAACTTTCTCTAACTCCTGTTTTAATTCATCCACATTCATTTTCATTAAATCTTCCATAAATTCTTCTGTATATGATTCAACTTTTTTTATCTCTTCAATTTCAACACCTGGTTCAATTTCAACACCTGGTTCAATTTCAACACCTGGTTCAATTTCTTCATTAGATATTGTAGGTTTATTCTTTCTTTCCAAAAGAGTTTTAATCTGTAGTTGTCGTGTAAATAATTCTTTCTTTTTTTCACTTCTTTCATCCAATACATCATTTTTTTCTTTAGGTGGTTTACCATCAAATACATAAAGTGGTATAACTTTATTTTTCAATAATCTCATGATTTGTTTTGTTAATAATTCTAAAGGTTCACCATTTTTGTAAATAAATCTGTAAAGATAGATACTAAGATCTATCGCAATAACTTTATTTTCGTATGAATTAAGATATTTTTCAGAAACAGATTCTTGCGCGTATTTATTAATTAGATATTTCAAGTTTTTGATTCCCATATTGTATTATTATAATTAGTTATATATTTATGTATTTTTATATAAATATATTTAACCATTTTTTTTCATTTTTTTTATAATTTATACATAATTTACACGTAAATTTTTATAAAAAAATATTTATAAGTTTGATATAAAACTATTTTAATTACAAATACTTCATAAATAATTCGTATCCACTAAATACACCAGCATGTAAAATAAAAGCTCTTGCCATTGCAGCACTAAACCCCCTATAAAATATACGAGAACCCCCCTCCCTATAAATCTCTAAAATACAATCTCTCATATTTTTATACTTATTTCCTTCTGTTTGCATTCTTGTCTTAATTACATCTGAAGGATAAATTACCGACCACGAACTTGCACCAGATAAACCTCCATATAAAAGAGAATGATACCATTGATAATTGGTGGTATTTCTTTTACATGCTTCATAAACACCAAAATAAATTCCATATCCAGGGACTTCTCTAATCATTGTAGATGATAATCCCCGATATAATGTTCTTAAATTAGTGGTTTTTCTAATCAATTCTAAACGACTCTGTTTAGAACTATTAACACCCTGAAAATTGATTTTGAATCGCTCAATAGGTGTCACAATAGAAGTACAAAATACACCAGATATCATACCAGATACAAAAATATTGAGATCTCTATTTTGAATTATTTGATATTTTTTTAATTTTTCATAATTACCAAATACAAGTAATTTTTCCATACCTACCCCGATTAGAGGTGGTATAATGCCTTTGTATAGACTTCTAAAAAGATTTATCTGATTAGTTTGAATTCTAATACGAATAGTATCTATCGGATGGCTAATAATTACACCTGTAACACCACCAAATAGTCCTGCTCTAAATTCTTTATCCATATATTTTGATATTTTTGATATTTTTGATATTTTGGTCAAATAAAAAATTTATTCAATTTTTATATATTTATTGTGTAATTGTCATTTTTAATGTTTTAGTATGATTCTTTATTTTTTCAGGTTTATAATCTATATAGTATTTTTTTAATAATGTATAATACTTTTTATCACCATTCTTAGGATAATATAATCTATTTTTCATACTAAACTTCATAAAATTGTCTAAATTATTCATCACCATCGCCTTCAAAATATAATAAGAAAATACACCAGTTTCTTGTTTAAATATTTTATTACTATTTCCTCGTGAAAGTTCACTAATATCGTGATATCCATAATGTTTTAATAATTTATCAACTTGTTGGTTTGAATGTTCTATTTCATTAGATAATAATGCTAAAAAATATTCATAATCTTTATCATGTTCAATGGTGTAAAATATACAATTTAATATAGTTGCAAGTGTCTCTGTATAACTTTCATTAACATTGACATGATGATTGACATTGAAATCTTGATAAATTAAATTATTCAAATAATCATTTTGCGAATAATAATCGTATCGCAAAGAGTGTAACAATTCATGTATTAAAACTTTGGGTAGTTCCTCTTTTCTCCAAATATAAATATCACCATTTTTTTCTACTTCAGGTGAATAAACATAACTAAGACCACTATTTACATGTAGAGTATTTAATGTATTCCCTGTTTTTGGTAACATTTTTTTCTCATTTGTTAACCAAATATAAATATTATTATCGTTTTTATTTTTACTTATTTTTTTCATAGTATTGACACGATTTACTAACTGATTTATCAATTTTTTATTGATAGTTTTATTATTAGTCACAATCCAGAAATGATTATTTTCAGAATTTATATAGTAAATATTATTAAAATTTTTATCAATATTAGATTTAATTTTTGGATGAATAAATTTTGAATAATTTAATATATGATTAATATTTTTATTAAGTTTTTTATGAGTATGCGTCTGATATAGATAATTTTTATAAATAAGATCATACAATTTTTTTAAATTTTTACACATATATTATATATGTATATAATATAAATGACAAACAAAAAAGCACTCCTGATTGGTATTAACTATGTAGGTACATCTGCAGAATTAAGAGGTTGTGTCAATGATGTAATTAATATGAAAAATTTTTTAATGAATGAATATGGTTATGAAGATAAAAATATTATAATGTTAACAGAAGTATCCAGAAAAAAACAACCAACCAGAGAAAATATCATCAAATATATGAACTGGCTCGTTAAAGATAATGACGAAAATTCTCGACTCTTCTTACACTATTCTGGACACGGTTCATACACCAGAGATCGCAGTGGAGATGAAAGAGACGGTCGAGATGAAACCATATGTCCACTTGATTATAGTAGAAATGGTATGATTGTGGACGATGATCTTAAAAAAATATTAGTTGATCCTCTACAAAAAGGGGCAAAGCTTTCATGTTTGTTTGATTGTTGTCATAGTGGAACTGTACTTGATTTACAGTGTAATTATAGGATATCAACTAACAATAATAGAAATAGTTATACCATTGATATAGATAACCATTATAAAGCATCCACAGGAGATGTTATTCTATTTTCAGGTTGTTTAGATTCACAAACAAGTGCTGATGCTTATGAAGAGGGAATAAATCAGGGTGCAATGACATACAGTTTTCTTAAATCTATTGATAAATTAAAAGGTAAAAATAAGACACCAACAATTCATAGAGTTATGAAAAATTTGTTAATTTTTATCAAACAACGTGGATATACACAACAACCTTGTATTAGTACAGGGAAACTTGTAGATCTTAATGGTAAATTTGATATATGTTAGAAAAAGTGTAATATATGTTAGAAAAATTATTGATATATAAACTTATATCAATAATAAAAAATATTAAATATGTTATATAAATTTTTTCTTTGTATCTTTGACTAAATTTTTGTTACCATATAATTGGCACATTATCCCAATCATTTGATTCTTTTTATCTTTTTTATTCTCTGTTTCCAACATATCTAATTTTTCAATTTTATTTCTTAAACTTTTTATATCAGAATTTTTGTTAACATCTATGCCTGGATTTTTTTTGAGTAAGTCTTTTATACGATTACTGATTATTTTCTCCAATTTTTCTGTTAATTCATCAATAGATCCTATAAATAATTCCTCTAATATATCATTTTTTGATTTATAATTCCAATTATTATCAATATAAACATTTATATACTTATTCTTCATACTTGTAAACAATAAATTTCTATTCTCTTCAATATCTATATGTTTACTTTTTACATATAATGGTATCATTTTATCAGCACTTTTATTCAATACTTCATATAACTGTTCCGTGGACAGTTTCGCTTCTTCACCATAATTGTTCAAATTGATATTGACATTTTCTATATTCACATTTATATTATTATTTGTATTATTTATAGTATTATGATCACCATTTACAATTATATTATTATTACCATTTACCGCAACATGTACACTTTTATGTCTTGATAATGATGATTGATATTTATAATTTTTATTACAGTATTCACATTTCCATGGTCTATTTTCACATAATAATTTATATTCCTTGTAATAATGATCATAATTTACTATCATTTCTTCTCTCTTAACATTCACATAATTTATATCACAGATATTTTTAGATTTTAAATGTGTATCCAATCTGCTATAAAAATTTCCACATCTCAAACATATACCTCTCATATTTATATATTCATATATATTTTTTAAGTATTTTACAAAAATGATAAATTTAGTTATTTTTCAAATATTTCAAATAATACATCATATATAATCATACAAATACTTATATTATATGACCACCTTACTGAACCCAACGTGTAAATGCAGCGGTAAATAAATGATAAATTTTGTAATTCCAGATTTTATTTTTTTATTATCATAATCAATCATATATAGTTAAAAATATGAAAAATGTCAGTAATAAAAATCGGTAAATGAATGATAAATTTGCAAAAAAGGGGGTACTTTTTTTTCAGAAAAAAAATAATTTAAAATTATAAAAAATAATTTATAAAAAATATATAAAAATCAAAAATATTTTTCAAATAAATTTAATCTCAAAAAAAAAAGACCCCCTTTTTTTTTAATTTATCATTTATTTACCGATTTTTATTACTTACAGAAATACAAATTTTATACATTTGCGATTGATTATGATAACAAATAATTAATTTCCTGTTTTATCAAATTTATCATTTATTTACCGCTGTATTTACACGTTGGGTTCAGTAAGGGTATAACAAATGTCAAATACTTTTACGATTGATTATGATCTATTAACATTCAAAAAACGGGAATTAGCATTTTTTATCATTTTTACCAAATTTACCCATTTTATTAAAAATGATAAATTCAATTATTTTTCAAATATTTCAAATAATACATCATATATAATCATGCAAATACTTATATTATATTACCACCTTACTGATCCCACCGTGTAAATGTAGCGGTAAATAAATGATAAATTTGATAAAACAGGAAAATACACATTTGTTATCATAATCAATCATATATAGTTAAAATTCTGAAATTCATCAGTAATAAAAAACGGTAAATGAATGATAAATTTGTAAAAAAGGGGGTCTTTTTTTTCAGAAAAAAAATAAATTCAAATTATAAAAAATAATTTATAAAAAAAATATAAAAATCAAAAATATTTTTCAAATAAATTTAATCTCAAAAAAAAAAGACCCCCTTTTTTTTTAATTTATAATTCATTTACCGTTTTTTATTACTTATAAAAATACAAATTTTATACATTTGCTATTGATTATGATAACAAATATGTAATTTACCGTTTTATCAAATTTATCATTTATTTACCGCTGTATTTACACGTTGGGATCAGTAAGGGTATAACAAATGTCACATACTTTTAAGATTGTTTATGATCTATTAACATTCAAAAAACAGCATTTAGCATTTTTTATCATTTTTACAAAATTTATCTATTTTTGTAAAAATATGTATTAAAATATTTATTCAACATCTTTATAAACATTTTCATATGGTGTATTCTTAATCTCCACTTTATCATTTCCATATTTAAAATCGTAATCCTTATTGTCTAAATCGTGACCATCAGATATTTTTTCAACTTTATC